TGTCCGAGAAGTAGACAACAAAGCTATTTTTGAAATCATTTCTCCAGCTTTCCAAACCATCATCGGTGGCTTGATTGGCTGGCTTTCGGGCCTAAAGGTAGGCTCACACATTGAGGATACTAAAAATGGCTCTTGACCCCGTTAGCGCACTTCTAGACATTGGCGGCAAGGTGATGGACAGGCTGTGGCCTGACCCCGCCCAAGCCGCCGCCGCCAAATTGGAGTTGTTCAAACTTCAGCAGTCGGGCGAACTGTCAATCATTGCTGGACAGTTGGACATCAACAAGGCCGAGGCTGCTAACCCCTCGGTGTTTGTAAGTGGCGCAAGGCCATTTATTCTATGGGTGTGCGGTTCGGGTTTTGCTATTCAATTTGTAGTTGGCCCATTGGCCGAATGGGGCAGCGCAATTTACGGCCATCCCGTCAAGTTTCCACAGATGGATATGGCGACTTTAATGCCACTTTTACTTGGTATGCTTGGTTTGTCTGGATACAGAACAATTGAACGGGTAAACGGAGTTGCTCGCGTATGAACTCCAACTTTGATGCGTCTTTTGACAAAGTAATGCAGTCGGAAGGCGGTTACGTTTGGGACAAAGATGACGCTGGCGGTGAAACTAACCTAGGCGTTACTGCAGGCGCATGGGCTGCTTTTCTTGGCCGACCAATAGAGCCAGGCGAAATGAAAGCGCTAACCAAGGAAACAGTTAAGCCGTTCTACCGCGCCATGTATTGGGATAAGGTCAAAGGTGATGACCTACCCATAGGCGTTGATTACGCCGTTTTTGACTTTGCGGTGAACGCAGGGGTTTCCCGAGCAGCCAAGTTTCTACAACGCTCGGTAGGCGCGGTGGACGATGGCGTTATCGGTGGCGGCACATTGGGCAAAGTCGCGGTGACCAACAAGCCGCGCCTATTAGCCGCCTTTGCCGACCAAAAGCAACGTTTCTACAACGGTCTTGCATTGAGCAATCCATCCCAGCAAAAATTCTTAAAAGGATGGCTAGCCCGCGTTGATAAAGTACAAACCGCCGCAGAATCAATGCTGGCGTAATTTTGTTGTGCTAGTCTCGCGCAACTTTGCAGGGCCATTTATGAAATCAAAAGTCTCGCGTGAGAAATTTGTCGAAGTGTGGAACCAATATGGCTCTGCCTCAAAAGTAGCAAAATACCTAGATGTAACTGAACGCTCGGTAATGAACCGCAGGCGCAGAATAGAAAAAGACACTAATGAGCCTCTCCTTGCTGCCAATGAGCAATCAAGGCCATATTTTCATTTTCAGCCTATCAAGACATCGCTCAATCGAGTTGAGTTAGGCATCCTTGACCAGACTGTCATTGTTTTTTCTGACGCGCATTTTTGGCCTAATGAATACACAACCGCGTACAAGGGGCTTTTGTGGGCTATCAAGGAACTCAAGCCCCACGCCATCATCTGTAATGGTGATGCGTTTGATGGGGCAAGTATCAGCAGGCACGACCCGCTAGGCTGGTCAAAGACTCCAACAGTCATCGAAGAATTAAAAGCAGTTCAAGCCCATCTAGGCGAGATTGAAGAAACCGCAAAAGCTGCGCGGCACAATGTCAAGCTATTGTTTACATGGGGAAATCACGACATTCGCTTTGCCAACAAGCTGGCATCACAAGCGCCGCAGTATCGTGAAGTGCATGGGTTTAAGCTAGAAGACCATCTCCCCGCGTGGGAGTTTGCTTGGTCTGTTTGGCCTACGCAAGACTGCTGCATAAAACACCGCTATAAAAACGGCGTTCACGCTACGCACAACAACACAGTTAACGCCGGTGTGTCTATCGTGACAGGCCATTTGCATAGCCTAAAGGTCACGCCGTTTGCTGATTACACCGGTAACAGATATGGTGTAGACACGGGAACTCTTGCGGAGCCGTATGGCCCACAATTTGACTACGGAGAAGGCAACCCATTAAACCACAGGTCGGGCTTTGCTGTCTTGACATTCAAGGGTGGTAGGATTTTGTGGCCTGAGTTAGTTCACAAATGGGCTGACGACCAGGTGGAGTTTCGGGGTCAAATCATCAACATATAAGGGTTTTTATGTTTCATTTCACATTTTTGGTTAACAGCGTAGAAGAAGTTGAAGACGATTTCGACTTTTTGGCTGATTGCTTTGAAGAAGGCGAAGAGTACGAGTACGACGAAAACGCAGATTGCTACTGCTGGTACGACGAAGAGCACGAAGCCTGGTACTGGCTCAATGAAGAGACCGGAGAGTGGCTTTTGGTTGAAGACGACGAAGCCGATTGGGGCGACGACGAAGAAGAGTACGAAGACGAAGAAGAAGAGTGCGAAGAAGCCTAATCAGGGTAAATCATCGCTAAAGCGTCGTTTATGGATGCTTGAATCTGAGACACGACTTGCTCAAAAGGTAAGTCGTGTTTTCTACTTTTGCGTAGCACTTCATTGATTTCGTGTAGCGTTTGCCAGGCATATCCTGAGCGGATTGCTTTGATGGCCTCTTCTTCGTCATTAAATGTCGCTGTGATTTTCATGTTGCACCATTTCGTTAAGTGATATGTCAATCTCTACTTGAGCCGCCATTCCGTCCTCATATCCTCGGGCATAGGAACTTTGCTCAACCGCAATTAACTGATTGATTAGCCGCTGCTGAATATCGCAAACGCGGGTCAAGCTATCTAGCGCCAAATCTTTTTTTGTCCATGTGCGCTGTTTATCTGCGGACATTTCCCGCTTGGCGTGAAAGCCGCCTTGTCTGCGCTCAATTTCTTCAAACGCTTCGTCTTCAGGTGTTTTCATAACATTCCATTTCGTAAAGTAATGCAAGTGCCTTCTATCGTGGTAATCATCTGCCCACTTTTAAGCGCCATCTTTTGCATATTTTCTTTTTGCGCCTCAATCACGGCTCGGCATTGTTGGTCAGTCTTAAACCAAGTTTGCGCTTGCATAAATTGGCAATGCTCAACCACGCAAACAAACAACACGGGGATGTAGATAACTTGAATCATGCTATCAATCCCCATACGACTGCACATATCAAGGACACACTTAGCACAAAGCAAAAAAGGGCAATAACCGTCTTCATCAAGTCAAAGAAAAAGTCGCCACCAGCGTCAGTTTCATCGTCATTGTTCATTTGCATTTCTCCGTTAAAAGCGATTTCATGCTGTGGCACGATGGTTCGCAAGACTTGTATCCAATGGTAAAACCAACCACAACAATCGTGGAAACCAACCCGATTGCAGCAAAAAAATCAGCAACGTATTTCATAACTTCTCCGGTGTTTGCATGACATAACGGGCATAACGCTTTTTGTTGTGTTTCTCAATGATGGTCTCAATGTTCCATCCACCTTTTTTAAGGTCAAACACAATGGCCGCCAGGCGAAAGCATCCGCATCCGTTTAGCGCGTCAATTGGGGTCAGGCTGATGCCAGCCCGCAGCTTGTTTAATATCCAATCAGTTTGTGACATACATCCTCACTTAAAAAGGTAGGTCTTCGTCGTTGTCTTTAGGAAACCCGTCATCTTTAGGGAATCCATCTTTAGGGCACGGCTGGTTAAGGTACGCCATGCCATTCCATCCACCTTCAACAATCGGGATAGAGCGCAGCTTCATCATCAGGCCGGCCTTGGTCTCCATGACCACGCCAATGCGTTGATACGAATTTTTGGTCTCGCCTTGTTTGTTTTGATAAGTTCCGTCTTTGACGGTGATTTCGTAAATGATTGCCATGATTACCCTTTAAGTGATTCAGCTTGTTTTTTGATTGCGCTGCGAGTCTTGCTGTCAAGCATTCCCCACAATGCCATTTTTTCCTCTACATCGGTGATGCCCGAATATTCATCAACCGCACCGATAAGGTCATTTGCGCTCATGCGCTCACCAATGGCCGCCGCAACATCCGCAATGATTGCCATGCGGTGTGAGGAAACCAGGTCAGTTTTAGTGGCCGACACTTTTGGCGCTGGAGTCTTGGATGCCGCATTGCCATCATCGTCCTCGGGTGCTATGCCGCAAGCCGCCATCAGGCTGTAGCGCCTGGCGTAAGTCAAAGCCGAGCCATACCCTTGCGCGTCCTGTTTGCTGGCAGGAACGTGCAGCTTGCCGCACTCCAAGGTTTCGCCCGATTCATGGACAAACACCGTTTCCACAGTCACGCCGGTGCTGTCCTCAGATGTGCGCTGGATAAGGGCTATTCCTGCGCTGTTTAAGGCATCTACAACCGCTTCAATGCAACCGGCAAGGTCAACGTACTTAGACCGAAAATGCGGGTTTGTAGACGTTTTTAACGCCGGTGCAAAACCACGCTGGGCTTTAACAAAAGCTGCGTAAATGTTTTTCATTCAATCACCTCTGTTGCTTTCAGTTTGCCAGTTTCGCCATCGTATGTAAGTTTGAGATTTGGGCTTGCGTTAAAGCCGCTAGTGCGTCTCATGTATTGACCATGGGTTACACACATAAAATCTACAACATCAGGCTTTGGTGTTGGCTTTACTCGGAATTCAAGTTCTCCAGAAAACACAAACATTTGGGGGGTAACCCATTTATCAGCGTAAGGGTCTAAGCATTCAATCTCAGCCCCATCAGCCCAAGCCTTGATTACTTCTGCGTGTTTGTGTTTCATACTTTCTCCCCTTTAATTAATTTTTGGAGGCGTTTAATTTCTGCATTAGCTTGCGCCCACTGCTCAATAAGTTTGCTTTGGTGGTCAACAGCTTTTTCTAACTCAGCATCGGTATCAAGCCGGTCTTGGTAGGCCTTTTCCAATTGTTCCTGTAATGTCATGGTTTCTCTCCTTTCATATAAAGTTCATGGTCTTTCTCTGTTAATAGATTGATAGACGCAAATTTACAATCAGCAGCATCGGCAAGCAATTGGTATTTCTTATATGCTTCATCTGCCAAATCGCGCAGTTCGAGCCACTTCGTCATTTCTTTTTCAAATTGCTCTTTAGTCATATGCGTATTCCTAAGTTTCTAAGTTGTTGTCGAATATTTTGAATTTCTTTATTCGTTTTGCTCCACTCATTTCTAGCTTTTTCCGAATTGGCTAAACATTTTTCTAATGAAAATTCTTGGCGGCGTTCACTTCCAATTGCATTTATTACATTAGCGTTTGCTTTGTCCAAATCACTATAGGCTTTTTTTAATTTTGCTTTTAGTTCATCAATCACAAATCACCCCCAAAATCAATTTCACAATGTTCACAAGTGAAGTACCACAGCACAGTCACATCGTCAAAAGCGTGGCGGGTTAAGTCGCCACAATCACGCCCACACTCAGGGCATTCATAGTCTTCATGCTGCAAGTTGTTCTTTAAGCCATTTGATTCGTTCATCTTTATGCTCCAGTTGTTGACACAAAAACCAAACGTACAGTTCTAAAAAACCTTTTGGGTCGCCTTTAGAATTGCATTCCGCAATGATTTCTTCATGGTTGTTGCTAGTGACCATGTTTTTGCTCCCACATCAGTTCGGCTTGGACTTGCATCAGTTCTTCTTTTGTAAATTCAGCTTCAGCACACAATTCGCGGATGTTGGCCCGCAGGCATCCAACTTCGTAAGCCAGCCGGTCAGCGCGGTCAACGCTGTAATTTATGGCCGCTTCATCGCATTGTTTGATGATGGCATCAGCACGGGAAACTGCTTTCATTTGTAAAGCCTTTCTAAGATATATTTGATAAGGTAAGCGCGAGTGCGGCCGTTAAGGTAGTCAATCCACTCTAATCCGTCTTGCATAACTGAAAAAACAGTCAAAGTATCTTTGTTACGTTCATAGCCAACCAACAACTTGGCATATTCGCCGTTGTCTTTTAAATCCCATTCAACTTCCATAAAAGAATGAATAGCCATTTAGTCCTCCAGCGTTTTGTTGAGTTGTTCTTCAATCCACTTCAGCAAGTCTTTGCTCAAGATGTCGATGAATTCAACGCCTTGGTGCTTGATAGACCAAATGCTTGTCCATGTTTCGGTAGGCTCATCTAAGCTGTTGACTTCGTATTCGATTTCAAAAACCGCGCCTTCATAGGTGTATTCGGTGGTGTTCATGCTTGCTCCTCCTCAAGTGGTACATCACGCCATTCGCCCTCTGCTTTACGCAAAGGCATCTCACCAGTCCAGCCAAGGTTTATGGTTACTGACTTTTCCCACCATTGCTGAAGGATGCGAATTGGAGTAGGCTCATAACGAATTACAAAACGCAGTTTGGATGTTGGTGTCATACGCCACCTCCGACAAAGTAGCCGATGGTGTAGGCAATGATGGCAATTGCTGCCGTGGTGATGATGGAATCCCATGTTTCTTTAGTCATTTGGTTATCCTTAAAAAGCGCGGCGGCGAGCGCATTCATTACGCAAAACATCAAAAGAAACGTCATACATTTTTGATAATTTTTCCAAAGCCATTTTTAATTTTTCTTTTGTTAATGGTTGCAATACTTTGATGTATTCATCAATTAAGCGGCTTGCATCTTGGTTGGTCATTTCTTTAGTCATAAAAACCTTTCTAGGGTTAAAAACATCACGTTGTTGTGATGGCTCTATTGTAAGCCAGCTTAACAGCAATTCATGCACTAAAGTTGCGAAATGCTATAGGGCAAACCCTAATGGCAAAATCATCGTAAGCTAGGTTAACATCGGAAGATGGACAAAGCAGAAGCAATCAAACGTGCGGGAACAGCCAGCGAACTGGCTCGAATCCTGGGCATCAGCAGCGCAGCCATTTCCCAATGGAAAGCAATCCCTAAAGCCAGGCTGTGGCAGCTAAAAGCTATGAGGCCCGAATGGTTTCTTTAAGACTGTTTTTCTTTTGTTTGGTGCTTGTAGCTTGCATCTTTGGGCACGCGCCTTGGTGGGCATGGGCATTTCTTTTGTACCTGTTTTACACAATGACTTAAATTTATGTATAATCCAACCCGTCTAGAGTGGCATCTGGGCGATGAACTGGTGAGAACCCCGCAGGGTACTGTGTGGTCTTGTCGTACGGCAAGCGAGTCTTTTGACCAGTTCAATCGCTTCGCTGTTGCTCTCGCCAAGAGCCAAGACCACAGAGCATCTTGCGGGGTTTTTGCTTTTGGACAACGCAATGCGGTACGTCGGTGGTTGCGTCTGAGATACCCTGCTGCACGAGCAAGCCAAGGCAGGGAGCGTGGGCTAAGGATAGAGCGCGGTGGTTGAAATAGTCTGTCCAGTGCGATGCGATGACATGGCTCCGAAAAGCAAGTCACAGCACAGAGCGAACTTTGGTTTTGACCACGGTAAGGCTGTGCTTTGCTCCAACATTCACCAAAAAGCAATTAAGGAGATAGCAGATGTTTGAATCAGGATTTGATAAGTTTTGGACTGCTTACCCAAAGACTCCGCGCAAGGGCGCAAAGTCTGAATGTAAAAAAAAATGGGTCAAGTTTTACTGCGAGACTCAGGCCGACCAAATCATCAAGCACATTGAATGGATGAAAACCACCGAACAATGGCTCAAATCAGATGGCGCATTCATTCCCGCGCCTCTTGTCTACCTTAATCAACAACGCTGGGACGGGGCTGAAGTGCCTGATATGCCTGACAAAAAACGGGTGGATTCAGCGCTGCAAAAGATTTATGAAGATGACAAAAAAGCCGCGCCTATGCCTGACCACATCCGTGAACGCTTGAACGAATTGCGAATTCGCCGTGTTTGACCCTATTGCAATCCGTGAGCGCGTTTTTGCTGACATGGTGCGCTTATGCCATTTGCCAGCTTGGAAAGAATGGGCCTGGCGCGAAGTGCAGCGCATGGATGAAGACGACTTGTTTAGGGGCATCAAAGCCCACGTTTTGAAAGAAATGAAAAAATGAAAGTGCTTGTTGCTTGCGAATACAGCGGAACAGTGCGAGACGCTTTCATTGCCAAAGGCCATGATGCAATGTCGTGCGACTTGTTGCCTACCGATGCGCCTGGACCGCACTATCAAGGCAACGTGTTGGACATCATTGGTGATGGATGGGACTTGATGATTGCTCACCCACCATGCACGCATTTGGCTGTATCCGGTGCAAAATGGTTTTACAAAAAAACGGTTGAACAAGCTGAAGCCTTGGCATTTGTCAGATTGCTTATGAGCGCATCAATTCCACGGATTGCGTTGGAAAATCCAATTAGCGTTATTTCTTCACGCATTCGCAAGCCTGACCAAATTATTCAACCTTGGCAATTTGGTCATGGTGAGACAAAAGCCACTTGTTTGTGGTTGATGGGATTGCCAAAGTTAACGCCCACAGACATTGTGGAAGGCAGAGAAGCGCGGGTTCACAAATTGCCGCCCAGCCCTGACCGCTGGAAGTTACGCAGCACAACCTACAAAGGCATTGCGGCTGCTATGGCTGACCAATGGGGCAATGCATGAGATACGCAGCACGTTCGGACGCGAATCAAGGTGAGATTGTGGCCGCACTAAGGGCATCAGGAGCCTCTGTATTCGTTCTAAAGATGCCGGTAGACCTCTTGGTAGGCTACGCGGGAAAAACGGCCCTAGTCGAAGTCAAAGACCCGACCAGCGCTTACGGCAAAAAAGGGCTAAACGTTAAGCAAAGCGCGTTTTTGATGGGCTGGCAAGGTGGAACAGTTGCCTTAATTGACTCGGTTGAAGCCGCGCAAAATCTCATAAGGAATATGAGTGATAGTCCACCTGTATAGCCCAACCCAGGCCACCACAGTAATGAAAGACCTATGGCCCAAGGTTAAGGAATCGCTTGCGCTTGGCAAGAAAATGCGCTTGGAAATTAAGCAAAGTAGGCGCAGCACCGAGCAAAACGATATGTTCCACAGCATCATAGAGAAAATCGCCAAGCAAATGGCGACCGCGGGGTCAACGTGGACAGCCGACGATTGGAAACGCCTGCTGATAGACCAATGGGCGCATGAGACCGGCCGCAAGATTGGCAAGGTCGCGCCAAGCCTAGATGGTGAACGGGTCGTGCAGCTTGGCCTGCAGTCTCACAAATTCACGGTGGAAGATTCTTCCGAATTCATTGAATTTTTAATTGCTTGGGCAACTAATAAGGGAATTGATGTATGAAATGCCCTATATGCGGTGCATGGACTTTTGTGAAACAGACGGTACTGAAAGATGACAACTCAAGGAAACGACGCTATGAATGCGCTAACGAACACCGGTTTTGGACGGGCGAAACAATCCTATGTCAGAAGCAAAAGCCTGCTAAAAGCAGCGCGAAGCCTGCCTTGTCAGCATTGCGGGCTGGATGACGGGACTGTGGTGGCCGCACACACAAATTGGGGCGGCGGCAAAGGACGGGGAATTAAGGCATCCGATGATTTAATCGCTAGCCTGTGCTTTCGGTGTCACTTTAACCTAGACCAAGGCGCTACCCTGTCCAAGCATGAGCGACAAGCCATGTGGCAAGCCGCCCACGAAAGGACTATTTCCGCATTGAAGGCAGCGGGGCATCCGGTTGAGTTTCATGGGAGCGATGCATAGGATGGGCATGGGCCGCGTCCGTACGCTCATGGGCTTGCAATTCTTTCTCAAGTTCCATGACCTTGCGGCGCTCGGCTTTGTATTCGCGTTCAATGACGTAGTTGGAAGGCTGGGTATGTTTGGCTTTTTCAGCCGTAAACTTGAAATTTGTAGCCATAGCAAAAAACTCCTATAATGAGATGCCCATTGTGGCACAATGACATTTTAACCTTGCAAGGAAAAAATTATGGGATACGAAGCTAAAAGCATTCCGAATGCCGGAAAAGCCGATATGTCGGGCATGAAGAAGGTCGGTGTGTCTAAAGTTGACCGCGAATACGGCGGCGCAAAGAGCATGACCGGCGCTACCCCTCCCAAGGGCGCAACCGCCTCTGACACTTCCGGTGAGCGCAAGATGCCCATCGAAGGCGGTGTAGGCATGGGCAAGGCCGATGGCCTGGGTCTGCGCGAAGCCAAGCACATGGGTATGCACGATGGCCGCATGGGTGAGATGAAGGGCGGTAGCAAAGAGCACGAGTGCTACAGCCACGAGCGCATGGAACACGAGCAAGACAAATAAGCGGGTCTCCGAGACGCGGTAACGTCTCGGTTTCCCTGACCACATAGAAAGGGCTATATGGCTGAGAGCAATTGTAAGTTATGCGTTTACTTCGTTGATATTGACCGAATCGGCCAATGTCGGCGTTATCCGCAGTTCGTAACCAAGCACGAAAGTGAGTGGTGCGGAGAATTTTGGGAAGATGGCCCTGTAGTTAAGCGCAAGCCAAAAATAACACTCAAACTCCGAAAGGACGACGATGTTCAAGCCGCTTAAAGACAAAATCATCGTTAAGCCCGAAACGCGCATCAAAAGCGAGTTGTGGGTTAAAACCGCAGAAGCGGACACTGTTGGCTACATTACCGCGGTAGGTGACGAGGCCGCAGCCGAGGGCTTAAAAGTCGGCGATAAGGTCTATTTTGGTACTTTGGCTAAAGAGTACAAAGACGAATACCTTAAATTTGATACCATTACCATTGACGACCAGCGCCATCTCCGCATGAGTTGGCAGGACATTTGTTTCGTGGAGGAAGTATGAAAGACCTAATCACCGCAAGAATCCAAGACCTCATGGCTAAAGGCCGCGAACTGGAAATTCAGATTCACCAAATCAATGGTGCGCTGCAACAATGTCAATGGACGCTAACCGAACTGGAGAAGCAAGATGCCTCTGAAGAAGTCGCCGACACCCAAAGCGCTGAGTGAGAACATCAAGGCCGAGATTAAGGCTGGCAAACCGCCCAAGCAAGCGGTAGCTATTGCCTACTCGGTTAAGCGCGAAGCAGAGAAGAAGAAAAAGTGAACATCACCCAGGTCGCCGTTGACAAGCTAATCCCTTACGTCAACAACAGCCGCAAGCATTCCGACGCTCAAGTCGCGCAAATAGCGGCCAGCATTAAGGAATTTGGCTGGACTAATCCAATCTTGGTGGATGGCGACCAGGGCATTATTGCAGGCCACGGGCGGCTAATGGCTGCGCGTAAGCTAGGCATGAAGGAAGTGCCGGTTATTGAATTGGCGCACCTCACGGACACTCAACGCAAGGCGCTCATCATTGCTGACAACAAGCTGGCAATGAATGCCGAATGGGACACAGACCTATTGACCATTGAGTTAAACGAGTTGCTGGCCGACAACTTTGCGATGGAAATCCTAGGGTTTGATGCAAAAGAACTGGCCGCATTGCTCGAGCCTGAAGTGGTTGAGGGCTTAACCGACGAAGATGCAGTGCCTGATGTGCCCGAGGAGCCAAAGACCAAGCTGGGCGACATTTACCAATTAGGCAACCACCGGCTGATGTGCGGGGACAGCACTAGCGTAAATGCCGTAGAAGAATTGTTGCTTGGCGACCGTGCGGACATGGTTTTTACTGACCCGCCCTACAATGTGGCATTTAATGGCAGAAGTGGTAAGTTTGCTGTAATCAAAAACGATGACTTACCGGAAGACCAATTCGAAGAATTCATAAAAGAATGGCTGCAAACATTTGAAACCTTCAGGCCAAACAGTTATTACATTTGTTGCAATTGGGCGTTTTATGGCATTTTGCAAACAGCACTAAAGCCTAAGGCTTGCATTGTGTGGGCCAAAAATGTGTTTGGGCTTGGGCGCGGGTACAGGCATCAACACGAATTTATTGTTTTTGATGGGTTAATTGACCCAAGCATCAAAAACGAATCAGATTTGTGGAATATAGCCAAAGACACCAAGTACGTTCATCCAACCCAAAAGCCTGTTGCTTTAAGTGAGCGTGCCATTAAAAACAGCACAAAAGTTAACAACATTGTTTTGGACTATTTTGGTGGCTCGGGAAGTACGTTAATAGCTTGCGAAAAACAAAATAGGCACGCTCGCGTAATGGAATTAGACCCAAAATACTGTGATGTCATAGTGAAGCGATGGGAAGAGTTCACCGGCAAGACCGCCCAACTGTTAACTGAAGTTGCAGAGTAATTGCCAACACTTTCCGCTAATAAAAAGATGCTACCTCACGAGCCAACCGAAAAGACAAGAGCGCAAGCCCAACAAGCTGCGGGACTTGGATTGCCGCACGACCAAATAGGCGCACTCTTAGGCATAAGCGATAAGACGCTGCGTAAGTATTACGAGACCGAACTGGCGTTAGGTAAGGCTACGGCTAGCGCATCTATTGCTCGGACGCTGTTTAACAAAGCCCAAGCAGGCGACACCACGGCGCTGATATGGTGGACAAAGGCACAAATGGCCTGGGGCGAGACAAACACAACCAAGCTGGCTAATCCTGACGGGTCGGCCATTGAAGGCATCCAGGTCAGCTTTGTAGCGCCGAATGCAGCCGAATCTCAGTAAAGCGCAGTTTCCGGTCAAGCTGCAATGCTTGTTCCAACCTGAGAAAAGCCGCTACCGAATCTTGCATGGTGGCCGCGGTGGGGCTAAGTCTTGGGGCGTGGCTCGAGCATTGCTCATAAAAGGCGCACAACGCAGCTTGCGTATCCTTTGCGCCCGTGAGTTTCAGACTTCCATCAAAGATTCCGTTCACAAGCTGCTGTGCGACCAAATCATCGACTTAGGGTTAGAAGGCTTCTACGAAATCACCCAGGCCAGTATTCGGGGCAAAAACGGGACTGAGTTCGCCTTTGTCGGCCTCAAGAACAACGTCGCTAACGTAAAAAGTTACGAGGGAGTAGACCTGTGTTGGGTGGAGGAGGCACAAACGACCAGCCGCCTGTCGTGGAATATTCTGATTCCGACCATCCGCAAGGAAGGCAGCGAGATATGGGTCACGTTTAACCCTGAGTTGGAGACGGACGAGACCTATCAGCGGTTTGTGCTGCATCCACCTGAGAACGCCGTTGTCCAAAAGATTAACTGGTCGGACAATCCTTGGTTTCCTGAGACGTTGATGCTGGAAAAAGACGCGCTCAAGATGCGCGACATCGAGGCATATAACACCGTATGGGAAGGCATATGCCGCCAAACTGTGGATGGCGCTATCTTTGCCCGCGAGATGCAGATGGCCGAGTTGGATGGCCGCATCACCAAGGTCGGATATGACCCCATGAAGCCGGTTCACGCCGTGTTTGACCTAGGCTGGTCGGATGCAACTGCAATATGGTTTGTCCAGTTTATCGGCATGGAAACCAGGCTCATTCGCTACCATGAGGACAACCAAAAGACCATCTCCGACTACCTAGCCAAGATGCAAACTTACGGTTATGTCTACGATACCTTGTGGCTTCCGCACGACGCTGAGAACAAAACGCTGGCCGCTGCCGGTCGGTCAATCGACCAAATCGTTCGGTCTGCGGGATATAAGACCAAAATCATCCCGCGAACCCCGATTGTGGATAGTATTAACGCGGCGCGTACCCTATTTAGGAATTGTTGGTTTGACAGGGATAACTGCTATGATGGGCTACAATGCTTGCGGCATTACCGCTACGAGGTTGACCCCGACACCAAAATGTTCAGCAAAAACCCGCTGCACGACCAGTTTTCGCACGGAGCCGATGCTTTCCGTATGCTTGGCCTTGTTGTAAATGAGCCGCGTAAACGAGTGTCAAAGCCAACTTTCGTTCAACCACAGAATTGGATGGGCTAAATGGACGAATCAATCATTGACGAGGCAAAGGACTTTCTCAAACTTTGCAACGACGCGGACACAATGAACCGCCAAGAGGCGCTCGAAGACCTTAAATTTGTCTCAGGCGGCGACCAATGGCCGGTTGACTTACAAAACTCCCGCAATCTTGAATCGCGCCCTGTCCTGACAATCAATAAGCTGGATGGATATTGCCGCCAGGTGACCAATCAGCAGCGCCAGCAGCGCCCACGCATCAAGGTTCACCCGACAAACACCCAGGCTGACGTAAAGACCGCCGAAATCATCGAAGGCATTTGCCGCCATATTGAGATTAACTCCAATGCGGACAATGCCTACGACACCGCTTTTGACCACGCCGTGCGGATGGGCTGGGGTTATTGGCGCGTTACAACCGACTATGTAAAGCAGGACAGCTTCGACCAAGAAATCTTTATCGAGGCTATCCAAAACCCGTTCACCGTCTACTTTGACCCTAATTCTGAAGCCGTAAACGGCTCGGACGCTGACCGCTGTCTCATCACCACCATGATGAGCAAGGCCAAATTCCGCGAGTTGTACCCCGATTGCGACGATGGTTCTAGCTTTACCCAGCGCGGTACGGGCGACAGCCAATCCGAATGGATTACCAAGGAAGACATCCGCATTGCGGAGTATTTCTACACCCGTCGGGAGCCTGCCAAACTGGTCAAACTGTCCGATGGCACGCAAGGTTTCATGGATAAAGACATGAAAGACCGCATGGCTTTAGCTGGTTTGACCGTAGTTGACGAGCGTGATTCATACAAAAAAGTAATAAAGTGGAAGAAACTGACCGCCATTGAGGTGATTGAAGAGCGCGATTGGCCTGGCTCTTATATCCCCGTTGTGCCGGTTTACGGCCGCCATATCGTCATCGGCGACAAGCGTAAGAAGTTCGGCATGGTGCGCCACGCTAAAGACGCGCAGCGGATGTATAACTTTTGGCAAACAACCGTCACCGAAAGCGTCGCGTTGGCTCCCAAAGCTAAGTGGTTGATGGCCGAAGGGCAGGACGAGGGCCACGAGACCGAATGGGCGGCGGCTAACATTAAATCTTTCCCGCTGCTGCGCTACAAGCAAACCGACATTGACGGGCAACCCGCACCGCCTCCACAGCGCCTGCAGCCTGAGCCGCCTCCAAGCGGGGTAATGGCCGCGTCTGCAATGATTAACCAAGACATTGCGACGCTGATGGGTATTTTTGACCCAAGTCAACAACTGCCAGGAAATATCTCGGGCAAGGCTTTGAACGGCCAACAGCAACAAGTTGACTTGACCAACTTTGATTTCTACGACAACTTGACCAAATCCATCGCGCAAACCGGCACGATTATTCTTGACCTCATCCCCAAGATTTACGATTCTCAGCGGGTAATGCGAATCATCGGAGACGATGGGAAACCTGATTTGGTGAACATCAATGAACCCAAGCAGGACGCGCAGGGCGTTTACACCATCATGCACGACATGACTGTGGGCGAATACGATGTTGTTATGGACACTGGCCCAGGCTATAACAGCAAGCGCCAAGAGGCCGTGGAATCTATGGTCAATATGCTTAAGGTTGACCCCGCGCTCATGCAGCAAGCTGGCGACCTTATTTTCCGCAACATGGACTTTCCTGGCGCGGACATTATTGCTGACCGACTGGCCGCCGCTAACCCAATGGCGCAGATTGACGATAAATCACCTGTGCCGCCGCAAGTTCAGATGCAACTTAAGGCAAATCAGGCGCAAATGCAGAAAATGCAGCAGGCTATCCAGCAAATGCAGCAGATGATTAAAACTCGCCAAGACATTGAGCAAGTTAAGCAGGATGCCGAGACCAAGCGGACGCTTATTAAGGAAACCAACCGCGCCCACGATATTGAATTGCGGAACGAAGAACGCCATAAAGACATGGAAATGCGGACAAGCACCACGGCGCACGATACTGTCCTTAAAACTCAGACGCAATTGGAAATTGAGCGCATGAAGGGCGAAATTGCACTAATGTTGGCGCATTTGGACAAGGCATCAACGCACGCGGCATCGTTGGAAACAACTGAGCGTGCTATATAAATTCGTGGTATAAACCACAAACCTTACCCGTGAGGCTCATGGGGAAAATACTTAGGGAAACCTATGAGTGACAAAGAAGCCGGTCATGTTTTGACTAGTGAGAATTCGGCAGATTTTTATGCAAATCGACTTGGTTTAGCTGCTAGTGATACTGACGAGGCTGGGGTTGAGAATACTCCCTCAGAGCCGTTAGAGGATACGAAACAGAGTGAACAGTCAGCAGACGATGATGCCAAACCGACAGAGGAACGGAAGCAGAATCCGAAACTCGAAAAACGGTTTTCAGAGATAACCAAGCAACGCGAACTTGCCAAACAAGAAGCAGCGCAAGAACGTGAAGCTAGGCAAAAGCTGGAAACTGAGTTAGCGGCTTATCGTCAGCAAGCAGCGCCCCAACCGGTGCGTCAAGCGAACGCAGAGCCACAGCCGAGTCAATTTACTGATGCCTTTGAATATGCAAGGGCATTAGCAGAATGGTCGACTGAGCAGGCATTGGTAAAGCGAGATAGGGAAGACGAGAATCGCAGGGTCGATGCGGAACGTCAAAAAGTCATTGCGACTTGGGCGACCAAAGTGACAGCAGCGAAAGCAGAAATGCCCGATTTCGATGACATGGTTGCGTCAAGCAGCGTGGTCGTTGGTGACCACATTCGGGACGCAATATTGGAAAGTGATGTAGGCCCACAAATCCTGTATCACCTTGCAAAAGAAGATGAAGCTGCAAAGCGTCTAACTTCTATGTCGCCAGCGCAGGCGCTACGCGAGATTGGGAAACTGGAGGCGCGGTTTGAGAAGCAAACTGAAACCAAGTCGAGTAATCCTGTCGGTAAAAGTAAAGCACCACCGCCGATTAGCCCTATTCGCGGAACGGGCAAGATGAGTGATGTGTCAATTGGCTCTGATGGTCAATTCCACGGAACTTATCAAGCCTGGAAAGAAGCGAGAAAAGCTGGTCGAATCCGTTAGTATTTTAGGAGTATGTAAATGAGCAACAATCTGCTTACCATCTCTAAAATCACCAATGAAGCATTGATGGTTTTAGAAAACGAGTTGACGTTCACCTCGGAGATAGATAGAAACTATGATGACCAGTTCGCTGTCGTTGGTGCGAAAATCGGTAACACCGTAAACGTCCGTCGCCCTGGCCGTTTTATTGGTACTACTGGCCCAGCGTTGAATGTGGAAGACTTTGTCGAGACCTCGGTTCCCGTTACTTTGTCGACCCAATTCCATGTGGATAAACCGATGTCCACATATCAAGTAGCAAACAGCGCATTTTTTGCTCTGACTGCTTGATTGGCAAAACCGTCCCTGATTGACTTGGAAGCCCAGAGGTGGGCGACAGGGGGCAAGCAAGAGGAAACTCTGTGCAGCCTGAACGACTAAGTGGGATGGCAGCGAAAGCTGATGCGATAGTCTGAACAGCGATATAACCTGATTGAAGTCGCTGAGGGTAGGTCGAAGCACCAACCCCGCCCGAAAGGGTCAGTAGGCTGGAGAGCCGAAGTAACAGAATGACCCAGTTCACCACTCAAGACCTGGCCCTGTCGCTGGATATGTTCAGTGACCGCGTTCTCAAGCCCGCTGTGGCTGCCATTGCCAATAAGATTGACCGTGATGGTCTTGTTATGGCTAAAAACAATACCGCGAACATCGTCGGTACTGCTGGCACGCCTCCAACTGGTTTGATTACCTACCTGACCGCAGGCGCTTACCTCGACGCTGAGGGCGCACCCCGTGATGGCCGCCGTTCTTGTATCGTGGAGCCGTTCACCGCTGCGACTATCGTTGACAGCTTGAAGGGTCTGTTTGTGCCTCAAGAAGCCATTGGCGAACAATATCGCAAGGGCTTGATGGGACGCGACTCCGCTGGCATGAACTGGAAACTTGACCAGAACGTTGTGAGCCAAACTTTCGGTTCGTATAGCACTGCTACCTTGGCGTGCAATACTTCAACCGCAACTGGCTTCCTGACTTCGGGCTGGGCTTCTTCGTCCACCATCGCGCTGACCGCCACGACCGCAACTGCATCGCTGCAACAAGGTGACGTTATCACCATTGCAAACGTGTACGCAGTCAACCCACAGAACCGCCAGGCTTACGGCTCCAACAAGCTGCGTAACTTTGTCGTGACCTCTGCTGTGACCGTTGCTACGTCCGGTACTACCTCGGTGACTGTCAGCCCCGCTGTCATCTCCGCAGGCCAGTTCCAAAACGTATATATCTCGGCTACGTCTTCGACCGCTGCTGTGACCCCGTTTAACAACACTGGAACGGTTTCTCCGCAGAATATAGTCATGCATCGGCATGCATTTTGCTTGGCAGTTGCTGACCTCGAGCTGCCTGACGGAGTCCACTTCGCTGGCCGCGCTTCCGATAAGGAAATCGGGCTCTCCATGCGTGTGGTTCGCCAATACACCATCAATAACGATTCGATTCCGACTCGCTTGGACGTGTTGTATGGCTGGGCACCGCTGTACCCCGAACTTGCTTGCCGCGTTGCCGCTTAATATTAACTTGTAAAGGAAAAATATCATGGCAAATCCAGGCCCAGCAACCACCGTTGCCAATCACCCCGCTAATTTGGCTTCCAATCAGGCAATTCGTCTGTTGGCAAGCTACCAAGGCGTGAACGTGAATGCAACCGGTGACACCGTATTGCCCATTAACAATACGTCTTCGTACAGCGTCAGCAACGTGATTTTCACGAATGCAAGCGTATCCCTGACCACCGCAGCAGCAGGCTTGTTCACTGCTCCGTCGGCAGGCGGTACTGCAATCGTGTCTAACGCCGCGCTGTCCGCTATGACCGGCTCAACCGTTGTGTCGCAACGCACCGTGGCATCTACCGCCCAACAAACAGGCCAAAACCTGTATGTGAACGTCGGTACTGCCCAAGGCGCTGCTGCCACAATGGACGTTTACGTCTACGGCTACGACCTTTCTTTCCTGCCTTAAACGGGTAAGAATAGCCGCCTGCTGGGATATTCTCGGTAGGCGGCTTTTTTGCTTTTAGGCTACAATTCAATCAATTCTTAAAAGGAATTTCTTATGGCATCGACTACCGTCACCCGTGGAAACTCGCACGAGACTTTCTACATTGGCCCATCCCTTACACCCACCGCAGTTTCGGCTCAAAGCACATCGAATCAAACATTCAGCGTGCCTGGTTTGCTGACCACGGACATCATTGTTCCGCAGGGTTACATCTCAAACCAAATCAGCGGCGTGTTTATTGTTGAAGCAGACTGCTTGACCGCAGGCGTTTTGACTGTTCAATTTGGTAATTTCACCTCTGGCTCGGTAACACCATCGGCTGGAACTTATGAATTCCAAATCGTTCGGCTCGAAGGCCCAACTCCTGTGAATGCGGCCTAATCATGGCAGGCACATCCGTTATCCGTACAGTAGGGCCAACCGTTGCCCTATCGGTAACGGCTTCGTCCACTGCGGCTACCCTCATTGATGACAGCACTAACGACCAGGTCAATTACGCAAGTTTTTTGAATACTGGTGCGGTTGCTGTTGCCGTTAAATGGGGCGACGCTAATGTGGGCGCTGCTGTCCTACCCGTAAGCGGAACAAATGGTGATTTCTTGCTGCCTGCTGGCATGACTTCGCCTGTTGTTCTTGCTGTGCCTACCACGCCGTTTTATGTACGAGCAATCGGCGCGGCTGCTGGCCCATCTCTTTTGTACGTCACACCTGTGGCAGACCAATCGTAAAAGGCGGGGCTTTGCCCCTTGAAAAATGACCTCTGCCGCACTTACGCAAACAATCAATATCGTGCCCGTGCAGGGCATCTTTAGCGAGACGGGCGTTTGTGTCGGCTTAGTAGGCCCAGGCGGGGAGTTTTTCTCCCCTCCTATCAATTCAGACACAATTGTCGGCAGCACGATTGACTCATCCCCAATTGGCTCAACGACCCCATCAACGGGCGTTTTCACGACAATCTCAAGCACCGGACTAGCGACATTTAACAATTTCGCGTCCAGCAATGTCAACATCACCGGCGGTTCAATTTCCGGTGTTTCTATTGCAATCACCGCGTTAAATAACACTCCAGTCGGCAATATCACGCCATCCACCGGCGCGTTTACCACGCTCAGTTCCACCAGCCTGTCGGTCACAAACACGATTAGCGGCTCGATTAACGGCAATGCGGCCACCGCAACTTATGCGACCACCGCGGGGTCAGCGACTACAGCAGGCTCGGCCACTACCGCTACAACGGCCACAAACCTCGCAGGCGGCGCAGCAGGGTCTATCCCTTATCAGACAAGCGCAAGCGCGACTTCGATGCTTGCAACCGGCACAGGCGTGCTTGTTGGTGGTGTAACGCCTAGCTATACAACGACCCCGACGCTGACCGGCACAAACATTACTGGTATTCCTAATGGCGGCTTGTTGAACTCAAGCATCACCATTGGCAGCACGTCAATTGCGCTGGGCGCGACAGCATCCACGTTGACAGCAGTCACCTTGGCTAACCCAACCGTCAGCAATTACGGAATATTTACCTCAACGGCGGCTCCAAGTTATGCAGAAGGCCGCCTTTGGTACGATAGTACCCAAAAGGCGCTGGCGTACTTTAACGATGTAACGAACAACAC